ACTCTTTCATAGATATAGCAGACATCATCTGCTCAGGCAACCAGTGTATAATAGAGAGATGGAAGACTCAACCTATCACTCTTCTTGGAATAAGGAAGGAAGATGGCTACTTATCAAATCACAAGCTCAGATTCCTTCATATGGAACCTTGTCAAGATAGTCCATCTGGATACAAAGTACTTGGAACATTCCCATATCCTCAGTCTAAGTTAGATAATGGATAATTGTGTGTTATTATACCTTTAATATGTGTATTTCATTTTACGCATTTACTTAACCAGTCTAACAATGAATCAAGGCATGAGAGAATGGTAAGCATTTTGAAGTTACTTACGATTGACATCTATTTACTAATGTGATATAATTACATATCAAGCTGAAACGGACATAAGGGAAGGAGGTATCAAGTGTCATCAGAACAATGTGAAGCATCAAACCCAATAGCTACCGAGGAGCATAAGGCTGTATCCATACACAAACGCATAGAGGAGCTAGAAGCAATCTGCTCAGATAAGAGCAATCAAATTACAATGCTCAAAGATCTGATTGCTAAGCTACATGATGTAGCAACCAGGAAATCACCCTCAGGAGGTGTCTAGATTGAAGAAACTATAATCATATTTCTCATAGTCCTGTTTGCATCAGTCCCTATCATAGCAGCCAAAATCATATTCAGTGAAAGGAGATAACATAATGAGTGAAGAAGCAAGAACAACTACCAGAAACCTGATTGACTTTGACATAGGTCCTTTGAGGAGGTTCAAGGGTGTGCTGGACAGTATGCCTAAAAAACCTCAGACCTACACAGGTAGTCAAGGTGAAGTTGCCAAGACCAGCACTAGGCAGATTTCCAACTTCAAAGAGCTGGATGTGTTAGAGGCAATAGAGCCCTATCACTTCCCAACATTTACTTTCCATATGACTTTGTCCAACAGGAAGAAGAGCAGATGGGGAGTATATGCTGAGTCCTTCAATGAAGTGGCAGACAGCCAGTACACACCCGAGCAGATGGACCCATCTAATCCTAACTACATCAAGCCATCAGACAGACTAGACATTGAGGACTGCATAGGCAAGGTGTTTGGCATAGTACTGGCTGATGGAGAGGACGGCAGACCTGCAATGCCTGAACTGTTCGATGGCAGAGCAACAGATGCTACGCATCCAAAAGGACAGGATATGCCAACTGTCGCCTGGATGGTCTATGAGATAGAAGGTGTAGGAGTAGCTGGTGGTCAGGGAGTCAGCTCCAGTGACTTGGCTGCAGCACTGCTAGATGGCAAGACCTTGGCTGAGTTCAATAAGGAGGCTCTAGCTAATCCTATTATCAGAAATGACTCCGCACTGCTCCAGTCAATCTCATTACCGGCGACTGCGGCAGGCTCCTTTGCTAATGCCTTGGTGAAGGTAGGTGCATTTACCAAGGACGCACAAGGAGTGTTCCACAAGACGTAAGCCCAACCTCATTTAGAGTGCTGGTACCTCATCTGTGGGACAGCCCATACACCCTAGACTGTGGCTTGCTGTGGATGAGATAGTAATTCGGATGGTGACAAGTGTCTAGGCCTAACCGAGCCAGTACCAAACCTAATAAGGAATCAGATGATAAAACTAAGAATAACACCTTGGTATAGACGCATCTACTATAGAGAGTCAGGGCTTATTGGGAAACTACTCTGTCTATTTGGACAGCACTTGTGGACAGATAACTGTAATGGATGGACTGAGACTACATGGACAGAATGTATGCGCTGCCAAAAGACAACGAACTTTATGAAGGTGATAAGATGAGAAGAGTAGACAACCCCGAACTGAAGCGCAAGGTGTTAGACCATCTCGCCAACCTATATGGGATTAGGGAAGTTAGAGAGCCTAACCATCTTAGCAGTTATGTCTACTGCAGAACCAAAAGCTTCTTAGATCAGAAGGCAACAGCACTGCCTAATGATGATGAGGTGTTGATGTTTGCTTTGGGCTATGGGCTACAAGATGTGCTAACTCCAAAGGATGCTAATACTCCACTAGTTAATAAGTATGGCATCATCTACAGACCTGACATGAGTTTCACTGTTAAAGACCCAGCAATGTCTAGTCCTAGTATTATAACTACTGCCCCTCTAGCTACTATGCATGAACTGGAACAACTAGTTGAAATCAAGACTACTCGCAGGTCAGCCAAGAATCACTACATGGATGAGTATATACCTCAGACTTGGTTGGACTACATGATGGGCGGCTGTACTATGATAGAGACAAATGAGTATGATCTTATCGTTTTATACTTAATGGGCAACTATTCGCCTCCATTTCCTCAAATCTACTGTGATACATTCTACTTTAACTCAGAAGAGTTAGAAGCTAACTGGGCAAAGATATTGGAGCGTAAGGAAGTGCTAGATAAATCATTGGAGACAGGTAAGCCGCCTACTTCATTCCAGAACTGTTATGACTGGGAGTGCGACTACTGTCGCTATGTCCTAGTCTGCAATACACTAGTAACTGTTCTAGAGGAGGTATAAATGACAGAAGATGACTTCATCGGTATCGTAGCCATCTGCGGAGAAGAGGGAACTTGTAAGACTACAATGGCTCTTACATTTCCTAAGGTCCTATCGCACCTAGATATAGATGTTGGAGGATTCAAGAGAGCAGCTTGGCGACTAGATGTATCAGGAGTGGAATCGCACAGTTTTCCTAAGCCACTAACAGATGCAGATATTGCCAAGATGAAAGGGATAGTAACCACCAACCCTCAAGCATCTACCAGAGCACTAGCTATCCCCAAGAAGATAGAGGGCATGAAGGAGTTATGGCAGACTATCATAAATCAGATAGTTAAGGATGCCCTCAACCCTGAACTGAAGACCATAGTTATAGACTCTGCTACCATGCACTACAAGGCAGGCTGTGAAGCCTACTTACAGGAGCTGCAGGAGAAGCAGTTGATGAAGTGGACTAATGACCCTAAGACTCGCAGTATCCCTTTTAATGAGAATGACTATAGAGAGAAGCTTCTGCCTATCGAATATGGCACAGTGTATGATAGATTACAGAGGATATATCATACCTGTAGGTCATATAAGAAGAACCTAATCCTTATACACTATCCTACTGAAGAGTATGGAACTGTTTCAGATGCTAAAGGCAACATGGTAGAAGGCAAAACTGGCAAGGTCATTATGGATGGGTATAAGGATACTCCTAAGTTTGCTGACTTGATAATGTGGCTTAGTATCAAGGAAGTTGTAGCTGGTGGGAAGAAGGATAAGCATCCTACCGCAAAGATAACCAAGTGTGGGTTGGAAGGCATGGGTCTAGATGCAGTTGGGCTAGATATACCAGCTACTTACGAAGGTATCATCAATCTACAGAGGTTGATGAGAGGAGAATAGACAATGAAGATAATTGCAATTATAGTCTTAGCAGTGTTATTAGTTGAAGCATCACTGCTTGCTGGTTTCAGAGTGCCTAGGTCAGAGGTTGAGAAGTTAGATGTCCGAATCAACCAGTTACAAGCTGAGAATAACCAGTTAAAAACCGAGAATATTCGGCTGGCGGAAGACATTACTCAGCTACAAAACTTGATTACGACTCTAACTGAGCAGGTGCAGTTCTTGGGGAATCAGCCGTATAGTCCTCATACTCTACAAGTGACTGCCTCTATAGGTACAAGTCATCTTAGTGAGAACACTCTGTATTGTGATACGCTAGTTCGCTTGGATGTTCTTAATCTACTCTACAATAATGTCGATGCGACTTTATCAGTTATCATTGTAATTGGTGAAACCCTTGAAGAATACTCTCCAACAGACTATTCAATAAGCTTAACTGGTGGAAATGTTCTTTGGACTAAAACTATGGATGAAACCCATGTAGATTATGGCACGAATCTCTTTAGAACTATTCGCTACACCACCTCTAACTCTCTATCATTCGGAGAACGCGGTTGTTCAACGAATAGACCACTACTCCTAGAGCTTACTCTTAGGTTTGATAGGGTGCCACACAACCATATCTGGTTGGAAGTTGCAGCAGTAGCGAACTAAAGAAGGAGGACAGCAATGAAGTGTAGAATATGTGAGCAAGAATTCGAGCAGTCTCGCTGTTGTGAGTCTGACATATGCCGATCTTGCACTGATATCCTATTTGAGTCAACAATAAGGGAAGGATCTCCTGATGATGTTGAGGTTACTACAGAGGAAGAAACAAGATTGCAGTATGAGGGATCTGAGTGCAGAGCATATGAGACTAGAGGAGAATAATGGCAAAAGTAGAGTATGATGTAACTATTGAAGAGACTAACCCCAGAGATCCTGAGAACCTTATCTTACATGAGGGCAAAGTAATCATTGAAGCTGAGCAGGATATCCTAGATGCTATCATAGAAGCTATAGTAGCTGTGCCCGAGATAAAGTTATACTAGGAGGTAAATATGGATGGACTAGGTAACTGTATAGTATGCGAAGATGACTTTGATACACCTGATGGTGAGATGGCCTTCTTTTATGATCCTGCACTGACCAGAAGAGAATTTGTATGGACTGATAAAGAAGGAAACAAGCATAAGCTTTCGGCTATTGATGATTACTACCTAAATAATATCATCAACTTTCTGAAGCGTAAAGGTATAGATATATTTGAGGACACTATCAGGTTTCTTGAGAAGGAACTCAAACGGCGTGATAAGGAGAGACCAGATGCCAAAGTTATTTGTTGATGCTAACCCAAGTTGTATAGCTTATGTACTAGAAGATGGTGGTAGTGGTTATCAGTACCTGCAGTCTGGGCATACTAGCATGGAAGCAGAGTATCTAGCCATATCCTATGGGCTGAATGAGTACTTCCTCAAATGGAACAAGGAGCTAGATGCTAGGCAATCAGAGATGGATGTGGAGAAGATGAGAGCAACAGGTGAAGTAGACTTTGCTGATGTAGCTTCTCCAGCAGACAGAACAAGGCGACCATTGCCGCCACCAGTGCTAGTATGTAGTGATAATGAAGTTATAGTAAAGCAACTTAGTCGGCAGTATCATATAGGTAATGATAGGCTGAGGAAGCTAGCACAGCAGATATGGCAGCAAATGCAGAATGTAGATGTTAAGTTTCAGTACGTGCCTAGAGGTGAAAACTTGGCAGGTAAGATGCTAAAATAAAAGGAGGTCATAGTGATAATCACATTTGGTAGCAATGAGAT